TCTCCTGCGCCCTTACTAAGACCTTCAAAGCCCTTAGAGAAATCTCCCTGTGCAATGTCTGAAATACCGCCGCCCATCGTTTTAAGGGACTGACCTACGGTTGGGGTTTGATAGCCTTGTGCAGGCGGGGCAGTACGCGCAGGCGTACTAGCAAGCTCGCGGGCAGCCTCATTTTGCTGGATGAAGTCGCCCAAGGGGTCTGTAGCAGTAGGGCCATTCCCATAGGTAATACGGGGGGCCTGCCCAGTTGCATCGGGGGCGGCTCTGCCCAAAAGTGCCGTGGTAGTTCCATCAGGATTACGAACAGGAGCAGCGTTTTGCCCAGCTATCGTGTCACGATTGACAACTTCAGGTAATTCAAACTTTCCTGTATCAGGATTAAATTTTCCTGATACGTTTTCACCTGCTTGGTTCTTGGCCATCTCGGCAATAGGATCTAACTTAGGAGCTTCAATTTGTGCGTCAAAGCCTTTAGTGGCTCCTGTAGACAGGCCTGAGATTGCACCAGCAGTTATTCCGCTCTTAACAGCATCTTGCAGTTTCTGGCCAGACAGCAATCCAATACCTGTCCCAACGATGCCGGAGCTAATGGCTGCATTGCCAGCAGCGTTTGTTACAGCGCCTCCAACAAAATTGGAAACCGGTCCACCGGGAGCGCCGAAGAAAGCTGTTGCGCCGCCAATGGCCGCGCTCTTCAATACATCCTTGATGTTGCCTCCGCCCAGTGCAGTTACTGCGCCAGAGGCCAACGCCATGGAAGCTGTTGCACCAAGATTCAATCCTGCAACACCAAAGGCCCCCGGGCCAAGGAACGTGGCTAACGCAACGGTGGCCAACACCCTGCCAACTGGGCTGGATACGATATCTTTAACAGCACCGGCAACGCCCTTAACAACTCCACTAACTGCGCCAGTTATACCCTTAACGGCTCCGCTAACTGCTTTAGTAACATTTTTCCAAAACCCATACTCAGGCAGGCCTGTAGCAGGATTGATGGTGCCCATACCACCCTTGGAACGAAGCATTTGGGCTTCTCTGGGAGTAATGTGCGCCAGCATGGTATCTTGGCCACGACCACGGGAGGCAACCATGTGTGCTGCTTCAGCGATCCCGCCCCGCGCCATATTGGCTGGAGGAACGGGAGCCTGTTGGATAGGCATAGCGCCTTGTTGTGCTGCTTGCCGAGTTTTTCGGGCCTGCATAATGACCATGCCCAAGGTGGCCAAGAACTCAGGGTCGTACTCTTCAGGAAAATCACCTTCTTCAACAATTCCCTCATCGACCAAATCTTTTAAGAGTTGTGCATACTCTTCAGGCCTATCGTGCATGTACTGGACGATTTGCAGCAACTGATCCAGCACTTCATCAGGCAACTGATCCAACTGCGGAACAATTTTGGCTAATTCCGCATTAACCGCCGAAGATGCATCAGGACTGGCATTTTGCAGACCCTGTTGTACCGCGTCATAGGAATCATCTAACCCCAATTGAGGTTGAGCCGGTGCGCCAGTATCTGGGGGTGCGCCAGTGTCGGCAGGTGCGCCTTCCATTGGAAGGGCCATGATGCCTTGGGGATTTGCTGTTGCCATGTTAATTCCTTGTGCCATAAGGGTTTCTTGATCGTATCACGGGGGGAGCGCGGAGACAAATGTCATTGTGGCTACCACGGACTGGGTAGACGGCTTGGTTGGCGTACCGGAAGCAGCAAGATGTTGAATGCTTACATCGGTGGTAGGTACAGACCAGTAGATTTCCACATAGTCGTTTGCCGCCATGCTCAAAAAATAATTCCAGCCAACAATTGAATGCCCATTTACTCCAGCGTGTCTGTTTGGAATAGACACAAAGCCAGTTGACCCGGGAATATTTACCCCATCTTGCTTTAACCAAATGTAGACATCTTGAAAAGCAGTGTCCGTGTTTTGAAACTGAGCGCTGAACTGAAGGTTGTAGATACCAGCAGTCCCCACCGTAATTTGAGACGAACTGATTGACACTTGGTTCGCAAAGTCCGTGGTATTAAACGTCATCAGCGTGGCGGTGTTCGCTGTCGCAGTTTGGTCTTGGTCGCTGGAGAACGCCCCATACGGAACCGAAAGAGTTTCCAACTGCCCAATAATGTTATCTAGGCGGTTGAAGTACAGGCGCAGTACGTTGTTGAATTGGTCTTGATAAAGGGGCGTGTACTCATTTGGTGCACGCGGCAAGTTTGGCGCAATTGTCCTGCTTAATTCAAAATCAGTTTTGACGATAAAGCTCATCGTCTGCCATCCTGACGAATATCTATACGGGTTGACCCCAGTTGCCACGTCGTGCCCAATTGATCGGATTCAATTCGTATGGCCAACTGACGGCCACGCACACGGGTGTAGATCTGGTTAGTGTACTGTTCTACAGGATATGAAACGGACTGCACCACTGCCGCATCGTTTGATCCGCCTACTGACGCAGGGGTGGTATACCCTGAGCCGCTGCCCTTCAATGGATACAACGTCATCGTTACCGCAGGGCTATTTGCTGTTGAGCCTTGGAACCGGATGTCAGGCAACATGCGCCAAATGAAAGAGAAGTTGTGTCCATCATCAAGGTCAAATTGTGCGGATTGCACATAGGCGTTGATAGCCGCTGCCGAAGCACCTTCGTTATTATCTACACCGGCCTCATGGTTGAGAAGCAGGTTATTGTAAGAAGCGGCAAGTGGAAAATCACGTAAACCAGAGTCAAGCCACGCGCTACGCTCCATTGTTCCGTATGTCCATATGTTTTCAAGATAGTTATAAATCACATATCTATCTACAACAACTGACCCCTCAGCGCAGTAGAACCACCAGACCTCGTTAAATGCCTCATTGGTTCCTGAAAATACTTGTTGAAACTGCGCTCTGTTAATGTCACTAAAAATGTATTTACGAAGATCACACGTCAGCGTCCTGATAGTACCATCGTACAAGTAGAACTTATCCACCCCCATCCAAAACACAACACCAGAGGCAAGAGACGCTGCGTTTTGGCTGGCAATGGAAATGTTGTCGCCTAATAACTGAGTGCCCCACACAAGGGGAGCGCCCAAGTATTGAAGAGAGTACACAGTCGAATCAGTGATCACCACAATCTCTTGGCGAGTTTGTATGGCCGTAATGATCGAGGAGCCACGCGACAAGCGTAGGCTACCAGCTTGGTTTGTTGCAACGGGATTCCAATCAACAATGCTTTCTTGATCAGACCAACGAATCAACATCGGGTCTAGGACTCCACTACCAATTTCATTAGTGCCAAAAGCAAATACAAACCTACTGGCATCAGAGACCAATAGGTAATTCTGGACCAAAGGTGTTTCGTCGGCCCCGGCCAATGTGCCAATTTCAGCGCCGTGAGTGGTTTCACCTAGATCCGCCTCCCAATAGTAAATAGCCCCTCCGCGTGGGCCAAATACAAGGTCCTCACCAAAATTGGTTTGGCTCCAGATGCGAAGAGACTCTGTAGACGCGGCCCCGGTGTTTCCCCACACGCCCTGCCCCCAAGTGCCCGCGCCCCAGCCAAAAAGGGGTTGTACAATTTCAGGCCCCGGAGAGATCTCATATCCAATCGTTACGGTTGCGCCGCCATTTCCTGTGTCAGATGGCCCTGCATTTACTCCAACAGAAATGGTGTAGTTGTCATTGTCTATTACAGTTATTTCGTATGTCTGGTTTAAAACAGCCGCCGTAATAAATTGGCCAAGCGTGAGTGCCCCGGTAATTGCAACATAGTCCCCACTAATTCCCCCATGGGCTAGGTCAAACACCGTAATCACGGGGCTTCCGTTTGTAGCGGTGAATGGGTTGTTTAACGTAGCCGTTGCGCGAAAAGGAGTGATGTCAAAGTAAAGGCCTCCGCGCTCGAGATAAAAGTTTGTGTTGGTGCCTACGCCTACAAAGTTCTTTTTGGACAGGGTTACCCAGTTCCATAGAGAACGGCAAACCCCATTGAAGGTGTTGTTGGACACACGTGTCCAACCTCCAATCACTTCAGGCGTGCCCTGACGAAAACGGACTTTGTCGCATTCGTACCAGCCCCCTTCCGTTGTGTAGGGGGTATTTTCTCGATTTACACCGGGCTTAAGAACAAGTTTTTTTAATGGCATAAAAATCCTATTTACTAAAGCGATGTGAGTGCATAGTTCATGGCACTAGCGGACCCCGGGAGAGTTAGAGTCCCCCCAGTTAAACTTCCTGCCGCGTCTGTCAAACTTCCTGCCGCGTCTGTAAGGCTCGTAGCAGCATCTGTTAAAGAAGATACTGCATACGTATAGTTATACGTATTTAACGTATACGTCCCGGTCGCTGATCCATCTCCCGGGAACTTTGCAAAAAATATTCTTGTTCCAGAAGGCTGTGTAGTCCCCGATACATAAACACTGTCTCCAGAAGAATTAACGGCTATTCCCTGACAAAAAGTAAAATTGGTTAAACTTCTTTGCCATTGAATTGTTCCACTGGAGTTATATTTGGCTATATAACTTCCGGGTGTACCGCTCCCACTGCTCCCTGCAATATACACATTGCTTGATGCATCAACAGCTATTGCTCGGCCAGATAAGGATGTGCCTAGATTTCTTTGCCACTGAATTGTTCCACTGGAGTCATATTTGGCTATCTGAATTGAATTGTTATAACTTCCGCAAATATAAACATTTGCAGATGAGTCTACAGTTAGTCCGTTTGCAGTAGCGGTGAGACCCGAACCAAGAAGTCTTTGCCACTGAATTGTTCCACTTGTATTGTATTTGGCTATTACAAATTCACCGCCGGACGATGCCGCTCCTAAAATATAAACATTGCTGGATGAATCAACGGCTATTCCGCCTAGGTCGCCTCCTGCCCTAGAGCCGCCTGAAAGCGTTCTTTGCCACTGAATTGTGCCACTAGAATTGTATTTAGCTACTAATAATAAATTGGTTGGTGTTCTACCTGTTATATACACATTTTCAGAAGAATCAAGCGCAATTCTGTAAGGGGTTTCATTAGTGGAGGCCCCATCAAGGGTTCTTTGCCATTGAATTGTTCCGCTTGAATTGTATTTGACTATAGTAATGTTGGTGTTACTGCTTGGGTAGTCTATATCACCAATAACGTATATATTTCCAGAAGTAGAATTGACCGCAACGTCATCAAATGTAGCAGTAAAGCTAGCACCGATTGCATATGCACGCTGCCATATTTGAACTCCTTTTTTGGTAACTCTTGCTAATACACCATCAACGGCAGATCCACTGGTTC